AGAACTTGGAAACCCTCTAAGCTCTATTTGTAGAAAAAATAAAAATCTGCCAGATGTCTCCACAGTTTATAAACATAGTCGAGATAATGAGGAGCTTCATAAAAAAATCATGAACGCTAGGCAAACCGGTGTCTGGACATTGCTTGATAATATTGCGGAGGATATGGAGATTCCAAAATCTCCCCAAGAGACACATTTTTTAAGAGAGAAATATTCGCACATCCGTTGGCTTGCCAGCAAACTTGCAGCCAGAACATTTGGCGACAAGCTACAACAAGATATAAAGCAAGATACGACAATAACTGTATCCTGGTGTCAATCACAACCGCCAGAAAGCAAGATAATTAATGCTGAAAAAATTGTGGATGAAATACAAACAACAACTGTTCAAAGCATACAAAATACATAATTAAATTAATTACCTAATTGGTATTGACATTACCAGATTGGTAATGATAAGGTTCCTTATTAACTAAAATAAGGAGCAAATATGAGTACGTTTATAGTAAGTCAAAAAACATTATATAAAGTAATGAGAGCGATTGAAGTAGCAAGTAAAAATATGTTTAATGTTAAGTTAAAAGATGAACTTCAAAAAAACCCTAAAAAAGTCTTTTATATGTTAAATAATCTTAATCAATCAGCTTATAATTATAGATACAATGAAGGCTTTAAAGAACCTTCATATATTTATAATGCCAATGATTATTACAAATCAAAAGCAAGTAATTGTTTTAATAAAATTGATCTGTTTAAATCGCTTCAATGTTTTATATATCAATGTTCAGAAGGAACAGTTGTTAAAAAGAAATTATTTAAAACTATTGATATAATATCAAATTGTTTAGCAAGTTATATTATTTCAGAATTACCCGAGTATGAGAAAGCTGCCTGGGGTAGTTAATATAAAATAATTAAAAGCAAATAAAAGAATTTAACCCTGGCCGAGTGTAATGCTTAACCAGGGTTTTTTAGTACCTAAAAAACAATATAACCAAGTTGGTAATAACTATTGACAGATTGGTAATGACTATGTTATCGTTCCTTATTAACAAAGGAGCAAACATGGAAAAACAAGAAAATGAAATAAAACAGTTTAGAATATTAGGAAGTGATGTTTTAAGCTGCAAGTATAAGCCAACAAATAAAGGTAAAGCATATTTTACTTTTAAACCTTTAACTGGAGCATCAAATAAAAAGAAATTTTTTGACGATGCTTTTAATTGGTTTGCGGTTTTTGTGCCTAGTAAAGATAATGACAAGATACAATTTAAATTACAAACTTGTCATTATAATATAAATAATAATAGAGCCGCTATTTTAGGATTATTAAAAAATCTTAAAAAACTGAAATCTCATCATTTTGATAACTGGGATCTTTATAAATTTTTAGGCGGCGATGAGTTCTATATTTATGTAATGTCTCAACAAAATTGGGAGGTTATGCAATAATGAGCTTTAAAGATAACTTTATACAATATGGAATAGACAACGGACATATTAAGCCTAAAACAAAAAAAAACAAAGTTCCTAATGGTTGGCCAATAGATAAACCATGGAACGAAAATGAAGCTAAGAAAGCAATGGAAGCGGCAACTGGTTTAAGCCGTGATGATTTCTCTGATGATGGAGCTGATTTATTAGAGTTTCAAGAATTATCAGAGTTAAACTAAAACAATTTAAAAGTAATTAACCCTTGTCGAGTGTGATGCTCAACAAGGGTTTTTTAGTACCTAAAAAACAATATAACCAAGTTGGTAATAACTATTGACAGATTGGTAATGACTATGTTATCGTTCCTTATTAACTAAAATAAGGAGCAATAATGTCAGATAATATAATATTAGGATCAATTACTTTTCATAAAATTGATAATGATGGTAATTTAATCGTAGATAAAAATGGCAATGAAAAAGTCTTTGAATTAAAAGATTCTGTAGATTGTTCGTGGATCTGTGAAGGAACTGAAATTGAACATTTAATAGAAAAAAAAGAAATAAGTTAAACTAAAGTAATTTAAAAGTAATTAACCCTTGTCGAGTGTAATGCTCAACAAGGGTTTTTTATTGCCTGGCTTATGGGTTAAGTGTGAAACTCCATATCTTTATACTGGCGGCCACGTTCCTCGTGTGCGGGTGATGGAGTGCGATGGATAGAGAGTGAGTGCAAGTGCGAGCTGTTACTGTCAAGAATACACAAGCACAACACAAATTGAATTATAAACATTGCTATTGCTAGGATCATATCGGTTTAGGAAACCATAAGGTTCAAAAACTGTACAAAAAATAAAGAATATCAAGGCGTGCCAGGGGGGTATACCCCGAAAACCCACCGCAGTTTTATATATATATATACTTAGGAGTTCAGCACACACGCAGACACAGACAGAAAGAAATTATGAATAAGAAAATAAAAGATAAAATGATTACTGCAACAGTTTTTTTAGCTGAAGATACCAATGGCATGGTTATCCACTTGAACGGCTTTGACGACACAAAACACGCAGATCATTTTGTAAAAAAATTAATGAAAAATAGTGGGATTGAATATCAATCAATTTTAGATTGCACTGAACTACCCACACTACACTAGGAGAAGATATGAATAAAATAATAAAATATTGGAATAGCAGAAGTAAAAATATTAAAGCTGTTGTAGTAGCCGCTATAGTTATTGTTGTAATTTCTATAATTTTATAATGCACATCCAAATCCCTTATACGCCTCGGCCATTACAAGCAGAGCTGCATGAGGAATTAGATAAGCATAGGTTTGCAGTTCTAAATTGTCATAGACGCTTCGGAAAAACAATACTTGTCATTATGCACCTTATAAAAAAGGCGTTGACTAATGATAAGAAAAACCCACGGTATTATCTGATCGGGCCAACATTCGTAAGTATTAAGAGGGTTTGTTGGGATTATCTAAAGCAATACGCTGGCTGTATTCCTGGAACTACATTTAACGAAACCGAGTTAAGATGCGACTTCCCCAATGGCGCAAGAATAACATTGATGTCTGGAGAAGATCCAGATCGTATTAGAGGAATTTACGCTGACGGAATTTGTGTGGATGAATGTTCACAGATGAACCCAATACTTTGGAATGAAATCTTGAGACCGGCTATTTCTGACAGAAAAGGGTTTGCATATTTTATTTCGACACCCCAGGGAATGAGTAATATATTTTATGATCTATACCAGTACGCATTGGGAGATCCAAAGTGGTTAGCGTATACGGCAAAAGCAAGTGAGACAATGTTAGTGGATCAAGAAGAATTAGACGCTGCTAAATCTCAAATGGGGGATTCAAAATTTCAACAAGAATTTGAGTGCGATTGGATTGCAAATATAACGGGTTCGATTTATGGAAACATAATTCAAAAGTTAGAAGATAATAAACAAATAAGCAGAATTGCTTATGATCCAAGTTTATTAGTAAATACTGCATGGGATTTAGGTTACGGAGATAATTGCGCTATAATTTTTTTTCAACAAGTGGGTAATCAAATATTAGTTATTGATTATTATGAGAACAATAGAGAAGGGTTACCGCATTATGTTCAGATGATTAAAGACAAAGATTATGTTTATGGCGAACACTATGCGCCACACGATATAGAAGTTCACGAATTTAGTAATGGTAAAACAAGACGAGAGATTGCTTATCAACTTGGCATAAGATTTAGGGTACTGCCAAAACTACCTTTAGAGGATGGTATTCACAGTTTAAAAATGGTGTTACCTAAATGTTGGTTTGATACAGAGAATACAAAACTATTATTAACCGCACTAAGACATCATCATCGAAAGTTTAATGACAAGATGAGAATTTTTAGTGCAAAACCCGTTAAGGATTTTAGCTCACACGCTTGCGATGCTGCAAGATACATGGCTATATCATTATCGGAATTACCAAAACAAAAACTCGCAGCACAGCAAACAGCTCAAAGCGAATATTCAATACACCAGGAGAAATAAATTATGGGTTTTTTAATGCCAAAAATGCCAGCGATGCCAGCGCCACCACCAGCTCCAGCACCTATGCCAGAAGTACCTTCTTATGATGATAAAGATAGAGCTGATGCAACAGCTGCAAAGCAAGCAAAGATGAGAGCTGCTAGAACGGGTAGATCATCAACAATTTTAACATCAGCTAAAGGATTAGAGGATGACGAAACTACAACTAAAAAAACTTTACTAGGAGGATAATATGGGAGGAGCAGTAGCAAGAGTATTTAGACCCGCACCACCACAAGCACCAGCACCCGCACCAAGTTACGCAGCACCTACAAGAGCTGAAGTATCACAAGCAACATCTACAACCGCATCATCAACTATTGATATGAAAAAATCTCAAGGTAGATCAAGTACAATATTAACTGGCGCAAAAGGTTTAGGCGATAACGCATTAACCACATCTAAAAAATCTTTACTCGGAGGGTAAATGGCAGACAATCCAAAAGCAAAAATGGTAATTGAGAGATACAAAACTCTCAAAGCACAAAGAGTTACTTGGGAAGATCATTGGCAAGAACTTGCTGATTACTTTCTACCAAGAAAAGCAAACATCACAGAAAAACATACACCAGGCGACAAGCGTCACGATCAAGTATTTGATGGTACAGCAACTCACGCATTAGAATTATTATCAGCATCTTTAAATGGAATGTTGACGAATACAATTTCTCCATGGTTTGTTTTAAAATTTAGAAATCAAATGGCAGCTGACAATGATGCAGCTAACGAATGGCTTGAAAGTTGCGCAAAGATTATGCAGCAAGTGTTTGCAAGATCTAATTTTCAACAAGAAGTGTTTGAACTTTACCATGAGCTTTTATGCTTTGGTACATCCGCTATGTTTATTAGCGATGATGTTCAAGATGATTTAAGATTTAAAACTTTACACATTTCAGAAATATTTATTACTGAAAATGATAAAGGGTTGGTGGATAGTTTAACTAGAAGATTTCATCTTAAAAATAAAAACATCCCCGCAATGTATCCCGATGCTGAACTTCCAAGAGGCATTATAGCGGATATAGAAAAAGCTCCTTATGATGATGCAATCATTATTCATTCAGTTTATCCAAACGATACTCCTATGGGGTATGACAATAATAAAAATATGGATTGGGTATCTTGTCATGTTCACGAAAAAACTGGAACTCTATTAAGAGAAAGTGGATTTAAAGAATTCCCATACGTGGTACCTAGATATTTAAAATCTTCATCAAACGAAATATACGGCAGATCTCCAGCAATGAATGCGTTGCCTGATACGAAGATGTTAAACACAATGTCTAAGACAACGATTAGAGCTGCTCAAAAACAAATTGATCCACCTTTAATGGTTCCCGATGATGGTTTTATTTTACCAATTAGAACTGTTCCTGGCGGATTAAACTTTTATAGATCTGGTACTAGAGAAAGAATTGAACCTTTAAACATAGGTGCAAATAATCCTTTAGGTTTAGCAATGGAAGATCAAAGAAGAAAAGCAATTAGAGAAAACTTTTTTGTCGATCAGTTAATGACGCAACAAGGTGCAAACATGACAGCAACAGAAGTTATGCAAAGAACGGAAGAAAAAATGCGATTACTTGGCCCCGTGCTAGGCAGACTTCAATCTGAATTATTGCAACCTTTAATTACTAGAGCATTTAATTTATTATTAAAAAATAATAAGCTACCGCCAATCCCAGAAGAAATTGGCGATCAAGATGTAGAAATTGAATATGTATCTCCACTTGCCAAAGCTCAAAAAACTCAAGAGTTGTCATCGGTTATGCGTGGAATAGAAATATTTGGTTCAATGCAAAATATAGCACCCGTTTTTGATTACATAGATATTGATGGTTTAGTTTCTCACATCCAAGAAGTGTTAGGCTTACCCGCAAAAATTATGAGATCAAAAGCTGAAGTACAACAAATGCAACAACAAAAACAACAACAAGAAATGGAACAAATGCAATTACAACAAGCGCAACAAGTTGCGGAAAGTGCTGGCAAAGTAGCTCCAGCTTTGAAGGTTCTAGGTGGACAGTAAAGATCTTAAACAACTAGAACTTAATTATAAAAAAGTTTTTAATTCCGATGAAGGCAAAGATGTCTTAGAGGATTTAAAAAAAAGATGCAGTTTTTATTCTACGTCACACATTAAAGGCGATAGTCACGAAAGTGCATTTTTAGAAGGCACAAGATCAGTAATCTTGTTTATTAATAATATGCTTACAAAAAAACCCATGGAGGATAAATGAGCAGCGAAACAAACCAGGTAGCAGTTGAGCCTACAAGCCAAGTGTCTGCGGAAACACAAACAACAACATTAACACCAGAAACAGTAATAACAGATTGGAAAGCAAGTCTTTCTGATGAAATAAGATCTGATAAATCTTTAGAAAATATTAAAGATATAGAAGGTTTAGCAAAATCTTATGTTCATGCACAAAAATTAGTTGGTTCTGATAAAATTCCAGTTCCCAATAAATTTGCTACCGATAAAGATTGGGATGCAGTTTACGAAAAACTAGGGAGACCCGCTGATGCTGCTGGATATAAATACGATTTACCAGAAGATCAAAAAATTGATGAAGCATCATTAAAAAACTTTTCAGATCAAGCGCATAAACTTGGATTACTTCCTGGTCAAGCAAATGGTATGGTAAAGTTTTATAATGAAATGACAGCTGCCTCTTTACAAGAAAGTGAAACTACAGCAGTTGCAGCAAGAGAAGCTAGCTCTATTGAACTTAAAAAAGAGTGGGGTCAAGCATTCGATCAAAAAATATCACAAGCTGCAAATCTTGCTAAATCAGTTGGCGCAACAGAATTGTTTAACGCTAACATGGCAGATGGAACTAAACTTGGAGATCATCCAATTATGATTAAAGCGTTTGCAGATTTGGCGGGTAAGATGGGAGAGGATAATATTACTCAATCCTCTGGGCCAGCATTTCAAACACCAGCACAACTGGATAAAGAAATTGGAGAATTGACTATGCCAGGATCAGCGTATTGGGATAAAAGTCATCCTAATCACAAGGCAGCAGTTGAAGAAGTTTTGGCTTTACGAGAAAAGAAAAATCAAGTATAGCTAAAAATATTGGGATAATCGATAGACCCCAAAAGACATTAGGAAAGACTAACATCTAAAAGATGTAAAAGCCAGGTTTCGACCCGCAAGGATAATCAGCCGTTTAACTTAAACATAAACATAACCAAAAGGAGATTAGTATGTCTAATCAAATTACTACTTCCTTTGTAGAGCAGTATAGTTCAAATGTAACTATGCTTTCTCAACAAATGGGAAGTAAATTAAGAGGTTCTGTTGACGTGGAAACTATAACTGGCAAAAACGCATTTTTTGACCAAGTTGGAGTAACTGCTGCTCAACTAAGAACAAGTCGACACGGAGATACCCCTCAAATCGATACACCACATAGTAGACGTAGATTAAGTTTGTCAGACTATGAGTGGGCTGATTTAGTGGATGATACAGATAAAGTAAGAATGTTGGTTGATCCAACTTCAAGTTACGCAAAAGCAGCAGCGGCAGCAATGAATAGAAGTCTTGATGATGTTATCATCGATGCTTTAAACGCATCAGCTCAAACTGGTGTATCTGGCGCAACTGGAGTAGCGTTA